TGCGTCTTAAACAGCTGGCAACGCGTTACGCTCAAATAAAACAGGATTCTTCTGCTCAGTGAATTCTGGCGGTAGACAGACGAATGTGCTGGAAAAAGCGGGAGGGTAAAGTGTCCCCTGCAGACATCACATAAGTAGTCTAAGTGCAGGGTATTTAAGAGGAAATGCAGAAGTGGAAAATATTATGCCCGCAATTATGCCCACAAAGAATGGTCATGATGCTTTTTTTAGGTCGGGGAGAAAACTGCGTTTCCAGTTTTGATAGTCGGCATACATCCATCTGGATGATCGGCCGTACTTGATAGGTTTTGGTAGATGACCGGCATTGATTTGCGAGTAGAAGTATTTCGCAGTAAAGCCAGCATCCTCCATCATGAACTTCATGTCAATGAGTGAGTCGTCGCGAAGTTCGCGCATAGGTTTCATCTCCTGATTGGGAATCGAACAGGGAAGGGGTAATGACCAGAGGAATACCGTAAATTTAACTTACGGTATCTATCTCCAATAAAAAACCGCCATTGCGGCGGTCTAGTTGTCTGCGTTAACGATGTCGTAAAACTGCCCATACGTCATTTTCTTGAAGTTTTCTGGTATGACTACAGCGCTATGGTCTTCGCTTTTATCGTTAGGGATTCTGAACAGAAGCGCATCATCGCGACCTGGATATCTGCCACCATGAGTTGAGAGCATGGAAAACCCGAATCCCTTTCCTGATTTGCCACCTATACCAGTTCGCATAATCCCATAGTGATTAATGATGAAATCTGGCCACTCAGGCAAAGACTTCAATTCTTGGTTAACATCCTGCCGCACTGCATCAAGCTCTTTGTTATATGCTCGACCTTCCTTTGTATTCCCTTTACCACGAGCAATTACGACGCGCTTACCATCGAAAAAATCCTCTCTCTTAATCGTCATCGGACAAGGGAATTTGAAGTCCTTTTCCCAAACGAAGTTCTCTAAGAGTCCGCCGCCACCGCCCCAGTTACTGGTTGTTGTCCATGCTATAGCGCCTACCTTTTTAACCGCTTCAGGTAGTAGCGCATTACGTTTGTCTCGAATAGTATCGTATGACTTGATGAGCGCCTTTACCTCATCACCCTCGACCATGTAGTAGTCGTAATATTTGCTCTGTTCTGACATTCACTCATCTCCTTACGCTAATTTCTTATACACGCGAGGCTCATCAACAGTAGCCGCGCGAATCTGACTTTCTGCATGCGTCGAGTACGTACCGTCATCCCACTGGATATACGCACGAGGGTTATCACTATCAGCATCAATCTGGTTAACGACTACACCTCTTATGCCTCCCCATTTCATTTGCACTAACGCGCCCACAGCAAATTTAGCCATAACAAGCCCTCTGACATGTGAATGAGTGAAGAGATAGCGCTCAGAGCCATAATTCCGACTATGAGCCAGATAATTGGATTGGCGTGCATGGTGACTCCGGATAAAGAAAAACCCGCGATGTGCGGGTTTGTTATGCGTCGAGTGGGTTAGGCGTCATCCAAGATATGGCTTCTTCCAGTCCTCACTGGTAGCAAGCCTTTCTATGGCAAGCAAAATAGGCAGATTGGATTCGTCTGTTTGCTTCATGATTTCCCAGTGAAGCCGTTTTAACTCGTGAACCAGCTGGTCTCTGTTTGTTTCCGCATCATTGCTGGCAAGCATCAGACAGCATTCACCAACAATGCGGCACGCTTCCCGATACAGGTCTTCTGACAGCTTCTCGTATTCCGACATAAGCAACCCCTCCACCATGAAGGGGTTTTATATCACATCAGTTTGCATCCTGCTGCTCAGCTCTCCGCACTTCAGCGTCGTGATATCCCTGCATGTAAGCATCAGCCACGGCTGGGTCAATCCCTGCCTGAATAGCGATTTCGTCAATATGCTCAGGTTCTACAGTTGCCTTTTTTGCGTGCTCACGAATCTGCTCGATTAGCTCCTCGGCATTAACCTCAAAGCACTTCAGAGTTTCGCATCCGCCAACCTTGGCACCGGAGATACGATACCCACCATCGTCATTGGCTATACAGAGAGAAAGTCCTCCCGCCTGATTGTGAGAAATTTCGATATAAACATTGCCTGGCTTCAAACTAGACATTTTTAGCCTCCTGCTGCGGTGCTGCAGCTATCATCGCAGCCCAGCAGAGTTTCGCCCGGTGTGCCGCCTGCTGGCACCCGCTCATGGCGTCGTATGCTTCCCACACTTCTTCATCGCTAAAGAACTCGTCTGGCTCAGACTCAAAGCCTTCGACGATCATATGTTCCGTAGGCTCCTTCGGCACCAGTACCCAACCATCCGGAATCTCAGGAGGGTTGCCGCTGGGCGACTCGGCAATTTTTGGCGAAGAATCCAGAGCTGGCGCGTTTTGCATGGTGGTGGCCGACTCGGCGTTTTCGGCACCATGAAACATGGCGGCTCGGCGCTGCTGTAGTTCGGCCAGCGCTAGCATTACATCATCAATGACAGGCAACTCCATTTCATACAATTCAAGAGAATCCCTAGCCACACGGATAAGTACGCTCAGGCGCTCGTCTGTTAGGTTGTTATTGGTCATGATTTACCTCCCTGAAGCATGGCGGCGCGGCCTTGCCACCCCTCCCACATTGCCGCCATCATCATGAACCAGACGTTACCGCAGCCTGCCTTTTTGTTATCAAAGAACCAGTCAGCAAACTCCCGACTCATGCTGTTTTGCTCTGCTATTTCGTAGCGATTATCCATTGCCTTTCTCCTGGTTCAGCATGGCGTCGCGGCAGGCGTTGTAAACAAACTCTTCCGCTCTGGCGATAGCGTCATCATCCGCAGCACCATAATCAACCAGGCGCTGAACAATGCATTTCGTTAATGCGCCAAAGTCAGGCACAGATACCGGCGCTGGAGGGGCGGTGAATAGCGGAGTTACGGTAATTTCGTACTCGTTTATATCCTCGTCGCTGATATTTGCGAAATAGCGGAGTATGCCTTTCTCTCCGCGACTACGGGCGTCAGCATCCTGAATGATATACGCCACAGGCTCCGCTTCGAGCGATGCCAGCGCGATACGCAGGGCTTCCGCTGTTAATTCGTAATACTCTCTGCGTTCCGGATGTAAAGTCGAATCAGCTGCGCATTCATCCGCAAATTCCTTTCTGCCCTTAATGTGCTCGATTAGCTGCTCTTTGGTGAATTCTCTGGTAATAGTGCTCATGGGTTAGCCCTCAATATCCGGAGTAGGCGCGGAGTGATGCTATTCTCGCGGTGATATCATTGATGATTTCCTCCACCACCTCTGTGTGCTCATGATCATCACGCAATACGTCAAGGGCGCTGTCTATTTCACGGAGCATATCCTGCTGCCATTCAGTATCTTCTGATTCTGGGATTTCGTATTTCATACTCACTCTCCTTTCCACTGCTGCCCATACGCCTTGATGGCTAGTTCAAATCCTGCTTGGTCATCTGTCTGACCGTAACTAAAGCCATGCTGAAGACCATGACGAAACGCGCTATCCTGCAATTTGTCAGAGGACTCTAGTTTCTCCTCCAGCTCAGAAATCCGCTTGTCTTTGGATTCCAGCTCATCCAGCAGCGCCTCGATACGTTTCTGCTGATAGTTCCAAGCTGTGACCCCTTCAGAGCCAAAAGCACCAGAATCAGCAATGTCGCAATCATCTGCATTGCAATGTGGGCAGTGGCACTCTCCGTCATCATCTGGATAATTTCGCGATTCGCGCAACTTACTGCTTGGCATGATTTCACCACAGTTGCAGCATTCGGCCAGATAGAAAGGGGATTCAACGCTTAAACCACGCAGCGCCTGTTTGTCTACATTCATTTCAATTCCCTCCGTGATTTTTATGAAAACCCAGCGAAACCTCGGCAATAATTCTTGCCTCGCAAGCTGATATAAAATCAGGGAACGAACCAAGATGCTTTGTTACTCCATCAGACCTGATTTGCGCTCTCCACGTGTTGTATTTTTTCCTCAAGGAGACACCAACGATTCCTGATGTATTATTTCGATAAATTTTCTTATTTTTGTTTTGTTGGTTCCTATCCACAATTCGTAGATTCTCAAGCCTGTTGTCATGCTTTATGTGATTTATATGGTCGACTTCATAACCAGCTGGTATTTCTCCGTAGTGCATTTCCCAAACAATTCTGTGAACGCCGATTCTTTTTCCGTAGACTGTTGTAACCAGATAGCCGTAGAAATTAGTCCACCCAACTTGGCTTCCTACCTTTAGAGAGTTCGCGGTAGCCTTTAACCATTTAAGTCGCCCAGTTAACGGGTCATACTCGAACAAGTCTTCATAGTTGCTCATTGGGCGTCTCCAGAGCTTGGTTTCCAGATGAATTCAGGTGCGATAATCACCTCCATCGATGTGCCTCGCTCGTTGTACTGCTCAAGCATTTCCAGAATGTCCGAGTCAGTCTGGGTGTCTCCGTAGCTACCAACGATGCAGAGTAATTCGACAGGGGCGCCGAGGTTTTGCAGAGCAATCGTTAACTGCTTTGCTAATGCCATTTTCATTGCTTCATTGCTCATGGCTGAACTCCTTTGCGAAGCTGGGCGGCGAATCTCTCAGCATCAATTGCGCTTCCGCAATAGGCGGCGCGAGTCATTGAATCCAATTCGTTACGGTTCTTTCTGGCGTATTCCTTCTGGCTTTCAGCAAACATCTCCACACCCTGCGCCCGCACTTCAGCCAGGAAAGCGTCGTGATTTGGCGTTTCGCATTGCCACCACAGCAGGTGCATTTTCGGGCCCTCAAAAGCGCCGTCAGATTCATATCCGCGAAGCTCTTCAGACAGACAATCATTCGTGGCTTTAACTGACTGCAATTCCGCAGCCAGCGCCGCGCATCTGGCTTCAAGTGCGGCGTAGTCTTCGTGGGAAACATAATCACCAGTTTCACTGACAAGCATCTCTCCGCCATTGCAGTGATACAGCTCAAATTCGTAACGTTTCACGCTCATTTCTTCGCCCTCTGGTTTAACCAAGCTGTCAGGTATAGATTTGTATTCATGCTGCATCCTCAAAGTTAAATCCAAGCTGGCAGGAGAAAGCCTCGCAGGACTCAGAGCATGAGCCTGTATCGTATTGCCGCATGGAGGTCATTCGTGAAGCGAGTTCGTCGCGTGATACGTCGCTGAATAGTGCTATAAGTGATTTAAGAGTGTTTTTACCGCGGTACATGACAGGTTCTCTGCCAGAGTGAATTTCCTTCTCCAGAATGTCCACGAATTGCGCAGCCAATTCAGGCTCATCCATAGCTGCCAGCGCGACCTTCTGCATACTCTTCTTGATGCAGAATATGCAGTTTCCGAGATGTTCCTGAATCCCCAGGTCAAATGGTTGCTCTTCCCACCAATCGAGCACGTCCTGCTTTTCGAAGTCACTAATATCTGCCAGATAGCTAAAACCAGGCGCATCCCTAAGCCTGTTTGGCTCGTCTATCCTGATTCCGAGCCATGTGTGGTAATTCCCTTTACCGAATCTCTCCTGACAGTATTTCGTGAAAGGTACTGACTTCATTCTGTCTGTGCAGAACGCGCCACCAACATATGGGTGGCCGTACTTATTGAGCATCCGTTTCCATGGGATTAAGTCAGGACCAATCTCATCAACGCTTAACTCTTCGTAGCTGCTCGCCTTTCCCATCTCCGGGTCAGGTATTACCCGAAGGCAGTGCAGGTCTATATTCCAGTGCTTGACGATATTGCGGATAAACTCATACGTTTTCGGATGCTCAGCGCCGGTGTCCATATAAACGTAGTGAATGTCCTCGCCAGCCTTTCTTCGCTGCTCCATCAGGTAAACAAGGTATGCCGAAGTTCTGCCGCCAGAGAAGCTAACCACCTGTGGAATTACCATGGCTATCTCCTCTGTACTTGCTTGAGCCACGCTGTCAGGAATTTGTTCTCGTTCACGCTTGGGAATGAGTTCTTCTTCAGCATTTCTTCACGTGGGATATCGTTGATGGGTTTGAAGCGGTGACGTGCGACAATCTCCTCAGGGTAGAGTCCCTGAAGTGCGTATGAGTTTCCAATCATGATTTGAGCCTCAGTTTCGAATGCGGCGTAAGCTAATGCCTTCGCGCTTGCACATCTGGCGAAGGGATTCGTATGAGCGGTTGATTTGTCTTGCGATGAGTTTTGAGTGAATGGTTCCAGCTATTTCCCTGACTGATGCGATATCAGATTCACCCCATGGCCGTCCGTGGCTAAGTTGGTTTGAGCGTAGTTTGTAGGTTTGTTTACGCTTGTACATTTCCCTCAAGTTCCTTCTTGCGAGTGTTGTACACATCGTCAAGCTTGCTAATTAGCTCTGCGTCATCACCAATAGCGCCTTTAGCTCTGGCGTGTGCTGCTTCAAGCTTTACCAAATCCATGGTTAAGGCATTAGCAGAGAACCAATTAAGGACTGATTCTGGAGTTTGCTGTGGTTTAACTTCAAGCTTGCGTACTCGGTGTTCCTGGCGCTTGCCGCGAGATACTGAAAGCATCATTGAGAAATCAGCCTCAACGTCGCTCATTGCATGAATCTTGATGCCGCCCACGGCTACTCCACCGAAGCGGACGGAGGCGTCGCCAACGAGCGTTAGAGAGCGACCGACCCAAGAGTGACCATCTGCACCCCAGCCGCCGATTAACACGCGACGCATTGATTTAGAAGGCTTGTATGGTCGCCCATCGAAACCTTCCAGGTCTATGAATACCGGCTGCTCGGAGTTGCCAGCGCGAACTGCTTTGATGACTGCCGTAATGCTTTGAGTCTGAACATCTTCAAAGTTGAGCTGATCGGACTTTGGAATGATTGTGCGTGAAAGGTCCATTAGAGAATTACCTCGTCATCGTATTCGTTATCCAGCAAATAGGCCGGAACGTTAATTTCATTGGATGGAAGCACGATTCCTTCGTACTTCAGAGCGTTGTCTTCTTTACAGGCTACGAGCTTGTCTAATGCTGCGAACATTTCGCGATAACCAAGCTCCAGAGATTCTTCACCGATGTAGTACATGCAGTTGCGATATGGCGGAGAGTTCTCAATAGCGAAGAAGGCGAACTGGTTGTATTCGATACCAGCGGCTAGCTTGAGAACGTAGAGATAGAAGGCAGCCTGAATATGGTATTTATACTGACCGAAAGCATTGCTAAATCCGCGCTCAGAAGCGTCTCTGCAGCTCTTAACGTCGAGAGGGTAGGAGAGTGTGTCAGACAGCCTGTCGAAGCGGCATTTAAGCATCAGGCCCGTTTCTGGGCACTCTGCAAACATAGATACTTCAGAGTTACCTTTGGTATTCATGTAGTCCATAAAGTCATCGTTCATGCGAGATGATTCAAGCATCCGCTGCACTGTTTCGACCTCATTTCCAACCAGGATAAGCTCTGTTGGTATTGAGGCTGCAAGTTTTTTGTATTCAATTGAGCTTCTTGACGAAATATGTGGATTTAGAGAATAAAACTCTTTGTATTTGTCAGGCTCAAGCAGCGCCGCATGAATCGCACTTCCAATGTGCGCCGATTTACTGCCAGTAAATTTGTTGAAGAAATGGTTAGCAGGACTGATGCTGATGGCCTTGACTGTCGTAGAACCTATTGCCTCATCAGCATGGTAGTCTTCGTTAGGCATTCCGTAGTAGACGCCAGGTTTCATGCTGCATCCTCGAAAGTATGACGGCGCAGGAATATGCCGATCGCATACTCAACCTCCACGCGCGGTCTGAATATGTCCCACATAACCTCGCCAGCGAATTCCTGATAATTGCAGTCGTCTTCGCCAAGCCATTCCACAGCCGCTTTCGTGTAGTCGTCAGGTTTATGTGATTCCAGCATGTTTAGCACCGGCCGCATGTTCGCGCACAGGCGCTCAACCTGCTTATCAATCGCTGCATTGTCATCGTCGTTAAAGCTCGCGATGATTTGCTTAATCTCTGTTTTGTCTGTCATCGTCAGGCTCATGGTTATTCTCCTCACGCGGAACCGGAAATACGTCTTTAAGGAGCTGATATAACTCCTCGTCACTCCATCTCTGCTCAGCACCTGTCACGGCTGCACCTTTTGATTCAGAAACTCAACCAGACGCTCCAGCAAGCTCTTAACGCGAGGCTGCTTGAAGTCTGCGCCGGTAATGATGTTCTGGCGTGAATGCTGGACGGATAAGATAGGGTCGAAAGGGCGAACCGATGCCGCCCCTGCAATAGCGAACTGTTGCATGGTGTGCTCCTTTTAAATTGATTGGCATAGCGAAAACACCTCGAAAGAAGTGCTATTGATATGCGTTAAAAAATGCCCGACATAAGCCGGGCGAAGATGACAACAAGGGGGTATTAATCAGAACATCACCAAAGTCTCCTTTAGATGATGTGGTGCGGTATTACACCCAATAGCTAACTCAGTGAATTAGCTATCAGTTGCTATTCGCTTGGCGGTTCAGGTAATGGCATCCATGCAATTATTTCTTCTAATTCACAATAAATTCTACCGTTACGATGGAATTGAATTCGCCTTCCTTTTTCAGTTTTAGCGTGTTCGTATTTAGCCACCCACACAGAAGCAACTACGACTTTCCCACCATATCCTTTGCAGGAAACAATTATTTCAGTACTAATCTCCGGCATCCGCTCACTACACTTAATCCACTCCATTACTCCTCCCCCAGAGCCTTGCTGATGGCTGCGCGTGACGACATCAACGGATGCTCGCTATGGCAATCGTCCTCATCAACGTCTAAAACATCAATGACGTACTCCCGTAGTCTTTGCAGTTCTGTCAGCAAATCAGGGGCTGCTGTTATCAGATTGGCGTCTTCAATGCATTGAACTTCTTCGCATATAGCTACATATGAGCGCCATCCAGAACCGTTTTCGAGTGAGCTAGACTGGATGACTTTAATTTCATCGTCGTCCATCATGATTTCCCACTCACCTTTTGTACCCTTAAACTCTTTCATATTCACCTCTGTGGCTTGCTGCCAAAAGAAGGCCGACTATGCGGCCTTGTTATCTTGCGTTGCATTCCAGAAATCGTGCTGTTTTACCGTCAGCAGTTAACCAGACGTTTTCGTTGTAATCGGATTTGAAAACCTCCGAGTGACCGTAACGGTCATCAAACACAAAATATTCTCCGTCTATTTCCATTACGTCATAAATGGCGTCATGCCTAAAAAGGTTAGTGAGAGTGGTTTCACATGTAATGCGGCAGATGTATTCAGGTTCCATGCTCACCTCGCTGTAACGTTGTTAGACTTACGATGGCCAGCTGCGAAAAGCGCAACTTCTGGCAGACATACAGCGCCACCTTCAACTTCCTTCTGACGCGTTCCGGCAAGCGAAATGGCTCGTGTCACGCGCTCACTACATCCTTCAGACAGCCGTGAAAATGCACGGTCAATCTTTTTACAGTAGGCTTTCATCTCTTTGTGCTGACGAGCACGTTCGAGTTTACGAATCTCTCTGGCTTTCATTGGATACCTCCGATGATTTGCTTTACCGAATAACGTTGATGCTATTTGGTAAAGCCTCTCGACATTGCGAGAGGCTCACCCCATGCGTGCTGGTTAACGCCGGCGCGGATCAGTATTTAAATATTCTCGTTGTTTAAGCTCTGCCTTCGCATATGCTCTCCTTTGTTGGTGGTTGCTTTGGTGATGTGGTGGCTGGAGTCGAACCAGCTTCCATCGGTGCGATGCCGATTGCAGTACGCGCAGCGTTCCGCTACATGACTAGTATTTTCACAGTCGCCTATCTGCTAGCTCGCCGTTGAGCTTCACCACATCCCAAAGCAACATCCTTTGGCGGGGACGAATCATCCCCATGTCATCTTGTTAAAGAGCCTGCCAATCTGTTCCGTTTGGCTACCAGCGTCCTGCTGATGGCTTAAATGTATGCGTTAAGCGCAAATGCGTCAAGCGCATATTTGTCGCAAAAGGAAGCAAATAAGTAAAAAATTACTTATGCGTATGATTCAAAAAGGAATTAAAATTTTGGATGGATTTGCAGAGGGCACAAAAAAACCCGCAAAAGCGGGCTCTTAAGGAGTGGGAGGGGTTATCCGTGTCGGCGGAATTGTTGTGACTGGCTCAGCATCACCCGGCCTGATACGTGAAGCATTGCAGCTTCTTCCTGGTTGATTGACCATTCCCGGTATTTTGGGTTGTCAGATATGACAAAGAGGTCGTTCTTAACCTTCTGCAGGCGCTTAACAAATGTATCGCCATTGAAATCGAAGACGTAGATACCGTCACCATCGAAATAGTTAACTCGGATATCCACAAAAATGAGATCGCCTGGCTCAATGGTTCCCTGCATGCTATCGCCACGAACGTTAATCAACTTAACGGAGCGCTGCGGGATGTTTCCAAAGATAGACTTCGCCTGGTCAATGTCGTACTCGATTGATCTAACCACTTCAACAATGTCTTTGGATGGCGCACCATCACCTGCACTGGCAGAAACGTTAAGAACATCAACTCTATACACATTCTTTTCCTCCCGATGATTTAGGGAATTCACACTGTATGAATCTACAGTATTTTCTGATTCATCGGAAGAGAATAGTACAGCCACAGGAACATCAAGGGCTTTTGCAATCTTTCTTAGAAGCTGATCACTATAGCCCTGAACGCCGCGCTCAAGACGTGATAGGTTGCCTACGTCGCTATCTACAAGCAACGCCAGCTCGTTCAATGTGTATTTTTGTTGCTTCCGTAGAAGCCTAATCTTTTCACCTACTTTCATATCATTATTAGAAAACATTTATGCGCTCTCCGCAAAGCGCCTTGCGCAAAATCTGCGTATGCATTATTATGCGTATAACGCATTAAGGAGGTGCATTATGTGTACACCATTAAGAAAAATGCGTGTGGAGAAAGGCCTGACAATCGCTGAAGTTTCGAAGCTGACAGAGATTGACGTTGGGAACCTGAGCCGGATTGAACGAGGTAAGCAAGTGACCTCTCTTGAAACGGCTGAAAAGCTCTCGAAATTCTTCGAAGGGAAGATCTCCGAGATGCAGATTCTCTACCCGCATCGCTATATGGCTGCTTAAGCAGCGACGCTCTTTACACAATTAGGCCAGGGATGTTTCGTCCCTACAACCAACGCATCAAACGATGCGTAAACACTTATTAACTAAAGGAAGTATTACAAATGGAAGAATCAATGTATCGCAAGAAAGCAATGCAAATCGAATCAACATTGCTTAACAAGATAGCCGCGTTTGGTCAGTCGAAGCTCTCAAAGCTTATCGGCGTAGACGAAGCGCAGATTTGCCGCATGAAGGTGGCAAAGGGAAGGGAGAAGAACAGCTTCTTCAAGACCATGAGCATGATGCTGGCGGTTCTGGAATACGGAATCGAAGACGATGAAATGGCTGAGCTGACAAAGCGGCTGGCTAGTTATCTCACAAAAGAAAAACGTCCAGCTGTTGGTAGCAGTCTGGACGCTTAAGCACACTGTGTTACGCCAAGTAACAGGAGTAATTATGGCAGGACAAACCAAGCAAGTAAACACCGGCATAAAGGCCGGTGACAAGTTCGAAACCGTATATCCATTTATCTTCGTATGCACAGATTATCAGTCTTACGACGGTAACGTGCATACCGATGAGCGTTGGATTGGGGGTTGCCACAAGAATTATGAGCCAGCCGACTGTGGTTATGGCGATCAGTGTTTTTACACCGCTGATGCTGAAGGCAAGAGAATTCTTGAGGTTCTGGCAGTAGTTGAAATGCCAGGGAACTGGCAGCGCAGAATCATTTATTCGTGCCACCTCATAGAGCCTGAAGGTAAGGAGAGGAAAGGCAGGAAGGCTTATACAGTCACCGAAGCCAGATTCTTAAAGATGGCTTCTGGTTATTTTGCAGATTACGAGGTGGAAGATATCGAATGAATACGGCAGAAATCTTTGAGTTCCCGGGCCAGCCGCCCGGGAGTTTATCACCGGTAATATCCGGTAAGGGGTTTGCTTTGATCCACCGTCAATTCATGGATAGCAAGCTCTACAAGGACTCACAAGCTGTACACCTGTGGATTCACCTTATCCTCAAAGCTAATCACGCTGACGAGCCTGTAGAGACGGAATTTGGCGTAATTACCGTTAGGCGCGGGCAGATGATTACCGGCAGGCCAACACTTGTCATGGAGACTTTCATTCCTGACAACAAGGTGCGCAGTTTATTACGCACCTTCGAGACGAAAGGGATGATTAAAACCGAGTCTAAAGGTCGCAAGTTTAGCCTTCTGACTATCGTGAAATATGACGATTTTCAGGCTCTAAATTGTCCAACGGCTGTCCAACGAATGTCCAACGACAACACCAGTAATAATCAGCATCACAGCGCAGATTGTCCAACGGCTGTCCAAGGGTTGTCCATAAACAATAATAATATATTAAATACTAACGTATTTAATGATCGTCAGAGAAAATCAAATCCTCTTCCTGATAAGCCAAAACCCATAAAGCCAGAAGCAGCTATTCAGTCACCGAAAGGTGATAAGTGGGGAACTGCTGATGACCTGAAAGCTGCTCGGTGGATGTTTGGCAAGGTGCAGATAGTCGCTCCAGCAGCCAAGACCCCTAATTGGCCTTCTTGGGCTAATGACATAAGACTCGCAAGAGCGGCGCTTAATGCCGACCACCGCAAAATCTGCGAAGTATTCGAATGGGCGAATTCAGACCATTTCTGGAGCAGCAACATACTGAGTCCTGCAAAGCTTCGTGAGAAATGGGAAACGCTCAATGCGCAGATGCATCAGCCAGGAAGGGCTAAAAAATCACATGCGGCTAATCCGCCACAAACTCACTGGAACGACAAAGACGAATGGGAGAACAACTTCCTATGAAAAACCTTGTCCAAGCGATTCACAATCGAGACAGCAACGCACTGGCTCGCCTTGCTAGAGAAAATAAAGAGCCAGATCGCGGAGTCAACAACGAGGCCGAAAGACTGGTGGATATCCTGTTCGACAACCTCAAGCAACTTTTCCCGGCATCAGTAAGTACAGCCCTGAAAGACCCGCGTGACGAAGCGGCTGCAAAGCGCCAGTGGATTGCGGCATTTGCAGAGAACAACATCCGCAGCAAAGAGCAGCTTAAATCCGGAATGCAGCACGCCAGGGCAAGCGCATCACCTTTCTGGCCTTCACCTGGTCAATTCATCGCATGGTGCAAAGACGCAGAGTTCAAGGCTGGAGGTCTGCCTGATACAAACGAGCTTTACGACATGGTCATGGAATATTGCGCCCACAAAATTGAGTACGAAACCCCGGAGCGTTATCCCTGGAAGAGCAATGCCTGCTACTGGATGGTGACGAAGCTATACGACCTGATGCGATCGCTTAACCTGACAGACGCAGAGCTGCGAAAGCGATGCACTGAAGAATTGCGAAAAATGGCTCACCGCATTGAGTCCGGCGAAGAAATCCCCGCACCTGTTGTTCAAATTCCAAAGCTTCACATCCCGCTAAGCAATGATAAAGGCCTGGCTAAAATCGCCGAGCTACGTGCAAAGCATCGCCTGGGGAGACATTGACATGGATGCAGAACGCGAAAGATTCGAAGGTTTTTTCCGAAGCGTTTATCGCGAAAGATACCGGCTGGAGAGAACCTATCTCGGCTATCAGGACCCATTCGTAAATACGCTGTTTTTCTTCTGGCAGGAGGGAAGATGAACGCACGAGACAAGATGCTTGCTCACCTCGAAACCAGTAAGCCAACATCATCATCTGAGTTTCACGCACTAACCAGAGCACCAAAATCCCGCGTTAACCAAATCCTCAAAGAGCTACTCGAGTCCGGCCATATCGAAATTGACAGTCAGATTAACGACATCAAGCGCTACCGGCTAACTAGCCTGCACAGCAATCGTCGTCAGGCGATTCTTGACTACCTGGATGATGGTCACGAAGGAACATCCGGGGATATCTCAGCAGCTACCGGCGTATGTCTTTCAATGACGACGCAGATACTGGCATCGCTTAACAAGCGGGGTGAGGTATATCGCGAGTGGTTAGGTCGGGAAAAGGTCTGGATGTACCGCAAGAACGCGCCGCATAAGTTCGGTTGCGCTAACCCACTGACTGCATTTATCAACCAAAAACTTAAAGAGGTTCGAGCATGAGCAAATTTGCTGAATTGGACGAAATGATTTTACGCGTGCTGGACACTGAGACCCCAAAGCCATTTATGACGATTCACTTTGCTGATGGTATTCACGAAGGGATTCATGCTGAATGTGAAAAACTAGCGCCGGGGAATAAGCACGGGTTCCGGGTACTTGACCGAAGACTGCAGGTACTGAGAAAGGCTGGTCGCATTAAAAATATCAGCGCCTCGAAAGGCTGGGTAAAACTGTGACTGCATTTATCAACAAGGCATTAAGAGAGGTGAGAAGTGTTTAAATCCGGTCAGTTAGTTCAGTCGATTAAATACGGAGACCACTACGTTGTTGTAACTGCTGGTCCTGATTACGCCATGGCAAAGCCATTAACACCTAAGTTTTGGTTCTCAGAGACCATGAGTATCGAATATGACCGATTCAGACTGGTTGGGAATAACTACCAGCCAAAACCTAACACCCCAGCACGCTGATGGAGAGGAATATGGACGAATCAAGAAAGCAGTTTGAAGATTGGTTTCATTCTCGATATGACAGTATTTCAATGCCGCCTAAAGACAGGGTTAACTTATTCACCTTCTCATGGGCGGCATGGCAGGCATCTCGCGCAGCTATCGAAATAAAACTCGATGACAAAGTGATGGTTGAGGATGAGTTCGACAAAGGCCACAACTGTGCTATCGACTACTGTGCTGAAGCCATCCGCGCCGCTTGAATCAAAGTGAAGGAGTGAGTATGAGCGAGTTAAAGCTGTGCCCTTTTTGCAGCGCAGAGGCACGGATAGAAAGCAACAGAGATTGGCATAGGCTTCTCGCCGACCATGATGATGATTGCATCATTAAAGATTATGAAATTACCTATTCGGCCTCAGAAGGGCAGAGGGAATACATGATTGAAGACTGGAACCGGAGAGCAGGAGATGAAGCAAACAATCTTCCTTCGAAGTAAGCAGCAACAGCAGTCAGCAATAAACGCCATCCTCGCATCACCTCTCGACAACGAAAAACCCATCACCATTCGAATCTCTGACTACAAGCGGAACATTGACCAGAATGCGAAATTTCACGCGATGCTGGGTGATATCGCTCGCCAGGTTACGTGGTGCGGAAAGAAACTCAAGCCTGAGCAGTGGAAGGTATTGCTGATTAGCGGTCATGCAGTCGCCACAAAGCAGGAGGCTGAAGTCGTACCCGGTTTGGAGGGTGAGTACGTCAGCATTCGCGAGAGCAGCGCAGAGATGAGCGTAGGACGTATGGCGAGCCTCATCGAGTATACGATGGCATGGGCAGCAGGTCAGAACGTCAGGTTCACTGACAGGAGGTACGATTGAAGCTCACATGGTTTCACCATCACGACCTCACAAACGAAGAAGCAACTCAGTTAATCACCGCCTACCAATCCCGCAACGTAAAAACTCAACGAACGCTAAGCGTAGACCCTAGGTTTTGGGTGGTTTCCGCATTGCTTCCAGAGTACGCCAGCGAGCCAAAGGGTAGGAGTCAGTATCAATCAAGAATGTGGAGCTAGCTATGAGCAGCTTAGACGATGACTACGCGGACCGACTCGCTGACCTTCTCGAAGATATGGAAGGTGACGGCGTTGACTCTGTAGGAATGATTATGAATTGGGTACGCGGTTACGCAGAAGGCCAAATGGAGGCCAATTTTGCTGACTGTTACATCTGCCAGTTTGACGACATGGATATGGTTATTCAGGTAGTTGATCCGGAACAAACAACATCAGACAGGATGCATTGATATGGACTATTCACAGTTATCAGATTTTGAAATTAACAAGCGTGTTGCCAAATCCATTTACAGCGTTTCATTCGTGGAGCCACTTAGTAGAACGGTTAGTGTGAGTGGGGGGAAAAGATTATTTGACCCATGCGCAAACCCAGCTGACGCATGGCCGATTATTGAGAGCAATAGAATCTCAATTCGCAACCGGTATGAAGGTGACTGGAAAGCAGAAAACGAATGGGGTGAATATCGATTCCATGTAGCCTGCAATCCCCTCCGTGCCGCCATGATTGTCTTCCTCATGATGCAGGACGCACAACATGCTTAGCCAATCAGAAGCCCAATCCTACGAGCAGCAGAGTATACGTCGAACGCTGTGCGCAGGCTGCACGAAGGAGCTAACGCCAGAGGAAACGTACGCATGCTCTGAATGCGTGGATGAATGGCTGATTTATCGCGATCCGAACGGAGATATCTCAGATGGCAATATACCGGAGCAATAAATGGCTGCAGGCAGTCAGGGAGATAGATTGCTGTGTTCTGTGCGGGCGATATGGAGTTCAGGCGGCACACCGGAACGAAGGGAAGGGAATAGGACTGAAGGTTGATGACTGTTTAACGGCGGCGCTATGCGAACAATGCCATACGCGCATAGACAACGGAAAAGATATGACCAGGGAGGAACGCAGGGCGGAAATGGATAGAGCCATTGTCTTGACGCTTAAGCAACTGGCGAACGGAGGGAGGTTATCGGTCAGATGAATAGATATCTTTTGCAGCTACCCTGGCCGCCATCCAATAACCGGTACTGGCGACACTCACGAGGCATCCACTACATCAGCGATTGGGGAAAGAGATACCGAAAAGAAGTAATCGAAATAATCCAGCAACAACAGTTAGACATCAAAATAACACCTCGCATCAGAATCACCATCCACGCAGCACCTCCCGATAACCGCAAACGAGATTTGGACAATCTGCCCAAAGCCGTTTTTGACGCACTCACCAGTGCGGGCTTCTGGCTGGATGACGGTCAGATAGACGATATGCGCATCAAGCGCTGTCAGGCGATTAAAGGCGGAATGCTTGTGCTGGTAGTTACTGAGACGTGCGGGAGCTTGCCAATGATTACCGAACTACTGGAGGCCGCATGAAGTGCAAGATTGAAGGTTGCGATCGCGAATGTAGATACATGGAGCAGCAGGTATGCCAAAAGCATTATTTCAGGATGAAGCGATATGGGACATATGAACTAACAAAGCACGGGAAAGGAAAAGGGGTCTCTGCTAACGCCAAGGGATACGTAATGATCAAAGAGCCACTTCATCCACTGGCAATGAAAAATGGATGTGTGTACGAACACAGAAAGGTTATGTACGCAAAGTACGGAGAGCAGTTACCACCATGCGAATTGTGCGGAAAAACCGTTACCTGGGAGAATGCACATATTGACCACAAGGATGATCAAGTCAATAACAACGAACCGGATAATCTCAGAGTTTTGTGCAATGCCTGCAATGTGATGCGATCACGTATTCACATCCCATCCCACACCAGAAAAAGAAGCCACGCCATCACGTTCAATGGGGAAACGAAAACCCCAGCAGAATGGTCGCGAGACCCAAGAGTAAGCATCTCCGGAAATACGATTCTGTTCAGGCTCAGGAAAGGTATGAGCGTAGAGCAAGCTCTATTCGGTGAAAAGCTCACACATCGAGGGAAGAAGGCAAATGGCTACCAGCCAAAATACGGCGAGTATCAGCAGAAGCTTAAAGACCTGCGTGACAGCAGAAGTGAGGCAGCATGACACCCTCTATCAAAACCATACCTGACATCCTCGTTGAAGTGCGCGGGAATCAGTCAGAAGCAGCAAGGAAATTAGCCTGCAGTCGAAACACCATCCTCAGATATTCACGAGACACCAAAGCTCAATTCCACGCCATCGTTAACGGCGTTCTCATGGTTCATCAAGGCGGTCGAGGTAAATCATGTATTCAGTAACTGACATCAGAGCAGCAAAGCAACAGCGCCAGAAGGATGAGCAAGACCTTAAGGATATCGACTTCCAGATTGCAGATGCTGAAAAGGCAATGGTGATTCTGCTTCATCGTCGCCGTGAGCTGGTTAATCGCTTAGGTCTCAATAAGCCTGACCATGATCCGGAGGCGGCATAGATGGACGTCAAAAACTCACTTGATCGCCTTAAAAAGCTGAATGAAGAAAACAGAATTCCAGTGAAGGTATCTCGCGGTCTTCTTAAATCAGCGCTGATGGAAATTGAAATGCAGAGCAAGCTACATGGCGAATCATTTGCAACGCGGATGGTACTCGGTCAGCTGAAAGATGTGTTGGGGATAAAATCATGATCACTCTACTTCTTATTGCCTATGCGTTCATGGCTGGAGTGACAGCCGAGTACGCACATACAAGGCAAGAAACCTTAGGGTTTAAATCTCACGTCAATTGGGTATCACTTCTCGCCGGTATCGCCTGGCCATACACAATCTGGAGAATTTCACGATGAATCTGGAAAACGCAGTCAAATTTCACTTCGCGAAGTCCACGCAGATAAACGATACGCCGCGTGCAACCTCCTCAGAGGCGTTAACTGGCACTGATGTGATGGCAGCCATGGGCATGACACAAAGTCGCGCCACGTTGGGTTACAGTGCGTTTTTAGGGAAGATGGAAATCAGCAGCAATGACCGTGAGAAAGCTATTGAACTGCTGACCCAATATGCACTTGAGCACTGCGATAAGGTTGCCGCCTTACGTAAGCTCGAAAATGATATTAAGCAAAAAGTAATGCAAGTGCTCGCAACTTTCGCGTTTGCAGATTACTCCCGCAGCGCTGCCAGTACGCGAACCTGCGATTTCTGTGCCGGTAAAAAGTTTGTCGATGCTGAAGTCATGACGATGAAAAGCATCGGGCAGCCTTATCTGACTGAGTGCAAGGAAACGGTGAAAGTGCTGTGCCATAAGTGCAAAGGGAAGGGCGTGCTGACCAATGCCTGCCAGTGCAACGGTAAAGGCATGGTGGTCGATAAAGAGAAAACTATTCTACAGGGCGGCGCTCCTGCATATAAAACATGTGGACGCTGCAATGGGCGTGGTTATGCTCGATTACTGCCTGATGCCGTACGACAATACATCTGCTCTACGGTGATTGATGTGCCTGAAACCACATGGCGCAGGTCATACAAGGACTTCTTCGAAAGCCTGGTAGGTGAGTGCATTAAGCAGGAGGAATATGCAAATCAGATGCTGAGCAAAGTCACTCGATAGTAAATATTTTCTACGAAATAGGAATTATCTAGAAAATCACACTTTACAAAGTGGCGATATTTGTTTAATCTGAAACCAATGATGGAGTAGTGCAGTCATTCGATAGCCCTGAGGTTCACGCCTCGGGGCTTTTTGCGTTTTAAGCACGACCTTTCTGAAAGCGCATCCCGCCAAATACCAGACAGACAATACCCTCACCTTATCCGATGTGGCTACGGTGCTATGCGCTTTCATCCCTACCAACAATCAACTGGTGAAAATTATGAACGACCAGCAAATTGAAAATGAAATCGTAGAGAAAGGCTTAACCGCCCCTCGAGTAACTCTTGAATTAATTAACAGCCTCATCCGCTCAGAAGTGTATTTCACTGGAACGGATGGTGCGGATTCTCCAGGTGCAAGAATTAAATCTGAGTATGTGGAAGGTGAGCGAATTCTGGCTCCCCTTGACCTGCTTACTTTCTGCGTTCTGGTTCTCCGCAACGGATTTACAGTAACCGGGGAGAGCGCCTGCGCCAGCCCTGAGAATTTCGATGCAGAGCTGGGGAGAAAAATAGCTCGTCAGAATGCTGTTAATAAAATCTGGTTACTGGAAGGCTATCTGCTGAAGCAGCGATTATCCGAACAGTAGTCATTACAAAGCGTCTATATCTGGGCGCTTGATAATGACCAAAAGAAAACCCGCTCAATGGCGGGCTTCGTGAAAATGGGCGACCGTAAGTTGGTGGAACAACCTACGGCCATCTTGCTCATGATTGGAGTCACGAACAAAGACCGAGGCCCATATCGTCTGATCAGACGGGCAAAACATTAGATCGGATTTGTTCGCAACACAATGCTTTACCTCTCAATAAGAACAAATCCCCCAATCATTTGGGGTCGCTAATATGCGGCCTGGTAGTCTCATGCCAGTCGCTTTAACAGGCCACCGCATGGTGGAGACTACGCAATGGCAAACGGAACGGAACTGATTCCGGCTTTGCTACTCGCGCTCATCATGACGCTGGCGGGTTCGTTGGCGAAATATTCGTTAACGAAGTATTCAGATAAAGCGCCGGAACCAACGGCACCTTTTCTTAGTCATGTTGCCGTGTCGCTATTCGCCGGAATGATGATGTGCCTACTAGGGCTAACCAACGGCTGGTCAATATATGTCGTCGGCATAGGTTGCGGCTGGGCTGGCTGGCAAGGTGCATCTGTAATTAAGCAAATCAGGCCGCCCGGATTCGGGAACGGTGACGACAATGAACGATAAAACGCTAATCAAGCTTGGGCGATATGTGGTTAACATCGTGCCGGTATTCTATATCTGCGCGATGATTGGTCTGTGCTACGGAGTGCAGAACATCATAGCCACTATCACGAAAGAAAATACGACTTTGACCAAACGCCTCACGGCTGCCGACCTGAAACGCTCGGAAGCAGAAAGGCAACTCGCGGCAAACAAATCGACTCCAGCAAGCCCCGGCATTGTGATCATTTCTCCAAATGGATCGCATGTTCAGCCCATGGAGAGAAACAGCACGTATTCAAGTCTGCAGCGAGAAGTATCTTTCTGAGGTGAAATTAAATGAGTCAGATAATCCCCCTCCTGAATTACGAGGAAGGCTATCGTGATAAGCCATATATCGATACTGAAGGTTATCCAACGGTGGCATGCGGTATCAAGATTGGCCCTAAGGGCACTGCGTTGAGCAATTACTCTTTCAGCGTTCCTCGTGAAGTCGGTGACGTATGGCTTGAATCATTCGTTAACAAGACGATCGGGAATATGAATTCCAACCCTTCTATTGTTGCTGCGCTTAAGTCATGCAATGAGGCTCGCCGCGACATCCTGATAAGCATGGCTTACCAGATGGGTGTAAACGGCCTGGCAGGGTTCAAGAATACTCTGGCGATGGTTGCTGCAGGTAATTTCTCAGGAGCCGCTAACGGAATGCTATCAAGCGCATGGGCAAAGCAGACGCCTAATAGAGCAAAGCGACATGCTGAGGTAATGAGAACTGGCGAAATGACAGTATATGCGGGGTTACTCAAATGAAGCTCGTTGATGACTGGAAGAAAGCCTGGAAATGGTTCAGCGTACACGCTCTGATTCTGGCCGGTATTCTCCCGACCGTATGGCTGGAACTTCCTCCTGATCTGAAATCCTCTATCCCACCAGGAACAATGAGCGCGATTACAGCTGTCATTGCAGCATGCGGTGTTATTGGTCGCCTGGTCAGTCAGGAGAAGAAGCAATGAACTCGATTCTCTCTGTTGGCTGGGAATGGATAGGTGGATTGCTTGCGATTGTAGTGGCGGTATTTGCTGCTTGGTTTGGTGGTAAGTCGAAAGGAACCACGGAAACCCAGGCTAAGGCCGATGTTAAAGAGGCCAGACAAGAAACGCAGCAAGCTCAGAGCATCACTGACAAGCAAGTGGAAACCATCAAGGCGGTAAAGAATGTCGAACAAGACAATCAATCTCTTTCTGATGACGCTGCTCGTGACCGCATGCGCCAGTCAAAATACCACTCAGCCGATTAAATACGTCTACGTCGATAATGCCTGTACAGCATTCAGGCCAATCATTACTCATGGAAAAGACCCAGACATAATGGATGCAAGAACGGTTAAAGCGATAAACACCCATAACGAAACATGGGACAAGCTGTGCGCTAAATGATTTGTGTGACCCTCAAAGGAGCGTGATCCACATCTTGGCAAGCCGGAACAGACGGAAGTAACCAATCACTACTGAGAAGCAGAGAAACCGTTGCGCCAATGCGAACAAACATGACGATTAGGAGCTATCCATGACTCAGCGAGTAATTTCTACAGGCGGTGTACCTACTACGGTACCTAGCACTTCAGATGTTCCGGTAGCCGCAACATCAAGCACCGCAGGCATCGTTAAGCAAATGACATTCACTGCGCAACTTACTGCAGCACCAACACAGGCAGACTTCAATGCTCTGCTGACCAAGCTGATCGCATCCGGTCAGATGGCGGCAAGCTGATGACTACTTTAAACCTAACTGTGGTTTCCCAAAGGCGATGGTGGGTAAAGCCGATGCTGTCCGTTATTAAGGGGCTTGTTTATGCTCGCCTTGTGAAGGAAAGGCATATCGAGAAACTAGCGGATATCATTGCCCAACGCGGCTTCAATTTCAAAACAGAGAAATATCATGCCAAAAGTAATCGATAGGGTTGCGGCAATTGTTCACTATGTGGATGGCCGGACAGAGGAAGGGTACTTCTGTATCCCTTGTCAGCCAGGCGGACAAAATCAGCGTCAATTTGCCACTCTGTGGAAGGAAGATGGAGCAGAGACATTCATCAATCTTGACCACGTAATCAGTATCGAACAATCAATCCTCTACCGTGAAGGCGATGACATTATTGGCCGTGACGATAATTGGGGAATCAAGGTAGTACCAGCTTAAAGAGTAAATAACATGGCAAAGCTCACCGACAAACAAGAGCTGTTTGCCCGTGAGTACCTGAAAGATTTAAACGCCACACAGGCAGCTATCAGGGCGGGTTACAGCGAGAGAACCGCCAAAGAGGTTGGATATGAAAACCTCACGAAACCTCACGTCCTGGAATTAGTTGCAGAGTTAAAAGCACAGCGCGTAGAGCAGACAGGAATAGACGCTGCCTACGTACTGCGCCGCCTGACTGAAATCGATCAGATGGACGTGCTGGATATCCTTCTTGCAAATGGCGAACTTAAGCCGATTAAAGACTGGCCTAAGGTGTGGCGTACAACGCTGTCAGGCATGGATGTTGTCGAGATGGCATCTGCAGATAGCGCCGCCCTACTGAAGAAAATCAAATGGCCTGACAAGGTGAAGAACCTTGAACTGTTAGGCAAGCACGTAAACGTCCAGGCATTCAGAGAGCAAACCGCAACAGAGATAACTGGCGCTAATGGTGGCCCTGTCCGTTACGCAGACATGTCAGAAGAATTACTTGAAGAGAAACTGAAGGAGCTAGGAAATGGCAGGCGCTCCAATCAGCTTGAATCGAAACGCTCAGATTTATGAGTTGCACAAAGAACTGGCGATTCGCTCAGCACGTAAAAACCTTCTCGACTTCACTCTGTACACCAATCCGCAATACGAAACAGGCTGGTTTAACGAGCTGCTCTGCGCAGAGTTAGATCACTTCCTCGATGAAGTGAAAGCCGGGAACATGCCTCGGCTGATGGTGTTTGCTCCACCGCGTTCTGGAAAGAGCGAGCTGTGTTCGCGTCGCTTCCCAGCATACGTGTTAGGCCAGCATCCATCATGGAATATCATCTCGTGCTCCTATTCATCTGACCTGTCAGACAGAATGAGCCGTGACGTTAAGCGCATTATCACCTCCGATAAATACGCTGACGTTTTCCCTGATGTGAAAATACCTTCAGGGCGTAGCCTGGCGGGCGGCATCAACAAAACCGAGCTATGGGAGCCAGTTGATGCCAAAGGAGAGCTTCACGGCGGCTCATATCGCTCTGCTGGCGTTAACGGTGGCATCACCGGACAGGGTATGAATATCGGGGTAATAGATGACCCCGCGAAAGATTACAAGACCGCATCGTCTCCAACCTATCAGGAAGCGGTGATGGACTGGTACGACACGACATTCTTCACTCGTGTTGATCCGAAGATAAATGGCATCGTCATCATCCTCACGCGCTGGCATCAAAGCGACCTGGCTGGACAGTTACTCAAACTGGCAGAAGAGGGTGGTGAAAACTGGCGTGTAGTCAGCTTCCCTATGGAGGCTGAGAAAGAAGAGGTGCACGAGCTTAACGGAAACGTGTATCACCTGAGAAACCCCGGTGAAATTCTTTTCCCTGAACGCATGCCGCAAGAGTTCGTTGAGAAGTGCAAGCAACGCGGATCCCTTGTATGGAATGCCCTGTACCAACAGCGACCAACAGCCAAAGGCGGCGGACTAATCAAGTCTGAATGGTTCGGTGAATACTCCGTATTGCCTACCATGCAGTGGCGAGCCGTTTATGGCGATACTGCGCAGAAAACAAAAGAGGTCAATGACTTCTCCGTATTCGAACATTGGGGATTAGGCACTGACGGATACATCTACCTGATAGACATGATCCGCGGCAAGTGGGAAGCCGAAGAGCTTCAGCGTCGCGCGGTGGCATTCTGGGATAAATGCAAAACCCTCAAGAACGGACCACTACGCCACATGGCGATAGAAGATAAGTCATCCGGTACCGGGCTCATTCAGAACATCCGTAAAAAGGCGATATGCCCTATTAAGGCCATTCAGCGTGATAAAGACAAATACACTCGCCTGATGGATGTGCAGGGATACATCGAGTCCGGGTATATCAAGCTGCCCAGCAACGCACCATTCATTAACGACTTCCTCGTCGAGATGGAAGCCATCAACCCTGATTTCAATACGCACGACGACCAGTTAGATCCGATGATGGATGCCATCGACGAAATGAAGAATGGCAATGGCCCGTTACGCATATCTGAAGAACTTTTGAGGCTCGCATAGTGTTTGAACGCTGGAAAAAGAAAAAAGCTGAGCCTCCAAAGGAAGAGGCAAAACAGCCCATGTCGCTGGCTAATGCGCTGGCGATGCAGAATGAACAGGAAAGGATAAAGTCTGAGGGTGAAGTGCTCCGTCAGATTGAGCGCTATACACCACCTCCCGGAGTGATTCCAGAGAGCGTGGGTGAAGCTGCACTGGCGATGGACTCCACGCCTTACAGTTACCTCAACTCAGCAAATATCACCGCATATGGCTACGGTGGCTTCCCTGGCTATCCATACCTGTCACAGCTCGCCCAGTTGCCGGAATATCGCAAGATTACCGGCACGATAGCTGAAGAGATGACGCGCAAATGGATTGAGCTGAAGCACATCGGAAAAGATGAGGGTGACGATAAGGCCGACAAGATTCGTCAGCTTGATGACGCACTAAAGCGCTTTAAGGTGCGCGAGAAGTTCCGCGAAGCTGCTGAGCATGATGGTTACTTCGGGCGCGGCCAGATTTACATCGACGTGAAGACGCCGAGCGGTAACTCTGCCTGGACGGTTCCAGATGAGCTGGATAAGAAGCTATACATCAGCCATCGCAAGATAACCAAAGGCAGCCTGAATGGCTTCCGTGTTATCGAAGCGATGTGGACTTACCCGGGCGTGTATAACGCCGACAACCCATTGAGCCCTGATTTCTTCAACCCGGCTGAATGGTACGTCATGGGGCGCACAGTTCATGCCAGCCGTATGCTGACAATGATTTCTCGCCAGGTTCCGGACATCCTCAAGGCAGCATATAACTTCGGCGGACTCTCACTTAGCCAGATGGCTGAGCCATACGTGCAGAATTGGCTAAGAACGCGCGACAGCGTTAGCGACCTGGTTCACTCGTTTGTGGTGTACGGCCTGAAGACGAACATGCAAAACGTCTTGTCAGGCGTTGCTGACCCTAACCTTTTTATGCGTGCTGAGTTCTTCAACAAGGTTCGAGACAACCGTGGCATGTTCATGGTCGATAAGGACAGCGAAGAGTTCTTCCAGTTCGTGACAAGCCTGTCCGGTGTCGATGCCCTCCAGGCACAAGCACAGGAGCAGATGGCATCCGTTTCAAGCATTCCTCTGGTTAAGTTACTTGGCATCACGCCAAACGGCCTCAACGCTTCATCTGATGGTGAAATACGTGTCTTCTACGACTCTATTCACGCCATGCAGGAGAATCTGTTCAGGAGCCCGCTGAAAACCGTGCTGGATGTCCTCCAGTTGAACGAATTCGGCGAGATTGACCCAGACATCGACTTCGAGTTCCTGCCGCTGTATGAGCTTACAGAAGCCGAGAAAGCCGAAGTCATGAAGCATCAGTCCGAGGCTGACAAGAACTATGCCGAAGCCGGAGTGTTCGACCTCGACGCGATCAGGAGTATGCGCCAGTCAGACAAGGCCAGCCCATACCACATGATGGAATCTGAAGATGACGAAGATTACGAAAACGAGTCCATCAAAGAAGGATTCGAAGAGCCAGAAAACCCTTCGTCCAATCAGGGCTAACGCCGGAGTTCACGAGTGGTATCGTGCTGAGTTGCTCAAGCTGGTAAGGGAGATGAACAAGTCTTACCGGTACTGGCTTGAGGCAGGATACAAAGAAAGCATGGCGCTTGATGCCAGTCCCGCGAATGAGCTGAAGCGCAGGCTGGCTAAACTCGGGAAACAGTGGGAGGGCAAGTTCAATGAGCTTGCGAAGAAACTGGCAGACAGATTTGTCGATAAGACACTGCGCAACACTGAAGTATCGCTTCATTCTGCGCTGAAGGCTGGCGGATTCACTGTTAAGTTCACGATGAATGATGAGCTTAAAGACACAATGCAGGCCGTCATTAACGAGAACGTCAACCTGATTAAGTCGATACCTGAGCAGTACCACACGCAGGTGGAGACAATGGTGATGCAGTCTGTCAGCCGCGGTCGTGACCTTGGCCACCTGACTGATGAGCTTGAGGCGCGATATGGCATTACGCGCAGGCGTGCTGAGACGATCGCACGTGACCAGAACAACAAGGCTACAGCGGTCATCCAGTCTGAGAGGCAAAAGAGCCTGGGCATCACCAAAGGCATCTGGCGTCACTCTCATGCTGGTAAAGAGCCCAGACAATCCCACGTTAAGGCGGACGGAAAAGAGTTCGAACTCGACAAAGGTCTATATCTCGATGGCGAGTGGGTGTTGCCAGGTGAGGCTATCAACTGCCGCTGCACATGGTCTCCGATCATCCCAGGGCTGGAGAGAAAATGATTGAAGTGTTCAAGGCGCTAGGCCTGACATTGATATTTGGCGGAGTGATTATTGCTACGCTGGTCATCACTGCACTGGCTAAAAAGTGATAAAATAACCATCTGGCTATTGTGGCGCGAGAAAATGGAAGTCAGCTATGACCGATAAGACAGAGCAAAAACTGATATCTCTCCTTGATGAGTTGCTGGAGAAAGGAGACTTCTTTCACTCTGCAATTGAGCAAAACGATCTGATGTTTGATTTCGAAGAATGGAAAGAAAGAGTGCTGGTTGCTTTGGAAGAAGCTAAACGTTAAATAACCAAATAACAAAACGGGCTGCCTAAGGGCGGCCTTTTTTATTGCCTGAAGAAAGGTAAATCCATGCCAGTCCATGAAAAAAGTGGCAAATGGTATTGGGGAAAAGAAGGGCCATTCGATACAAAAGAAAAGGCAGAAGAGGTTGAGCGTGCGGCATATGCCAATGGCTATGCAGGTGACTCAGCTCTGGCATTCGACAGGGCAACGGTGCGTTCCTTTGACAGTGACGGTCGTCTGCACATCGAACTGACGCCAATCAGCAAGGCTAACATCTGCCCCTACTATGGCCGTGAAATCCCCAATTCCAAAGCGTTAGGCCTGCAGCCTGACAAAGTTTACTACCTGCTGCGCGACCCCAAAGAACTCGCAAAAGCGGCTACCACATTCAACAACATCCCGCTCCTCAATGAACACATTCCGGTTACTGCCGCAGACCCTCAGAAGATGGCTGTGGTTGGCTCTACTGGTACTGATGCCGAATTTGACGGGACTTACCTTAAGAACTCGCTTGTCGTCTGGGATGCAGACTCCATCGCTGGAATCGAAACAGACGAGAAGAAAGAGCTTTCGTCGGCCTACAGATATGTAGCTGACATGACCCCCGGCGTACATGAAGGCCAGCCATACGATGGCGTCATGCGCGATATCGTCGGGAACCACGTTGCACTCGTAATAGAGGGCAGAGCCGGATCCGACGTCGTTGTCGGGGATTCATTATCACTGGAGCTAAAAGAGATGGCAAAAGCCAAACAACTCGCGGCTGCTCTGAAGCCATTCTTGGCACAAGACGCAGACCTCGAAGAAGTCGAAAAAGCGGTCAAGAAAAATCTCGAACTCGAAGAGGAAGAGAAAGAAGAGCGCGACGACAAGAAAGACAAAGCGATGGACGAGGATAAAGACGAGTCCAAAAAAGAAGACAAAAAGGCTGAAGATGAAGAGTCCGATAAAAAGGACAAGAAAGCCGAAGATGAAGACGATGAAGACAAAGAGGACAAGGCTGCTATGGATGCCGTATTAATCCGTAAAGCTGAAGAGAATGTCATGGGTCGCATTCGTCAGGCAAACGAAGCTCGTGAGTGCGTTCGCGCTCTCGTTGGCGATGTAAGCCTGGTAGCGATGGACTCAGCTGAAGACATCTACCGTTTCGCCCTCGACTCTGTAGGCGCTAACCACAAAGGCGTTCACCCCTCAGCACTGAAATCAATGGTTGAATTCACGATCAGCCAGAAATCAGAAGCTCGCAAACCTGCCACCACCATCGGTATGGACTCTGCGGCAACCACTTCTTTCGCTAAGGCATTCCCTGGCGCAACCAAAATGAAACGGAGCTAAGCAATGGGCGGCTTTCAAAGTGTAATCAATCAGCAGCAGGCACCAGGTGTTGAAGGTGACTTCGCTTCTGCAAACCCTAAGGCAAGCTTGCTCGCGGGTGAAGGTGCTCTGGTAGCTGGCACCAATGGCGTGGTAGTTGGTCGATTCGGTTGGGTGACTAACGGCGTGGTAGACAATACCGGCACCGGCGTTCCGGCTGGCTTCGTTCATCGCGAAGGCCAGGCATCAATCACTACCTGGCTGGCTGAAGCATCAATGACCATTCAGCCTGGCTTCCAGATGACCCTGATGACCGCTGGCGACTTCTGGGTGCGCACTGCAGGTGCTGCAACCGTTGGTCAGAAAATCTTCGCAAAACTGTCTGATGGTTCAGTAACCACTGGCGCGGCTGGTGCGACCATTTCCGGCTATGTAGAAACTAAATTTGTTGTCGGTAGCGCGGCTGCTGCTGGCGAACTGGTACAGATGGGCACCTGGAGCTAATCGATGAACAACGCAGAATTTTTACAACATAAGGCAATGGCTGAACGGGATTACGGCGTAGTCCTTCCTGAAGCCAAAGCTTACCTGACTGATGCAGTAGCAAATAGCTACTCATACGCGATGGATGCCCAGCCAACTCTGGTAACTTCCAGCAACGCAGGCATTCCGTGGTATTTCACTAACTACGTAGACCCAGAACTGATTCGCATCCTGGTTACACCGATGAAAGCGGTGGAAATCATGGGCGAAACCAAAAAAGGTGACTGGACTACCATGACCGCGCAATTCCCGGTCGTAGAATCCACTGGTCAGGTCTCAAGCTATGGTGACTACAACAACAACGGCCAGGTAAGCGCGAACGTAAACTGGGTAGCGCGTGAATCCTACCTGTACCAGACCATCACACAGTGGGGCGAACTGGAGCTTGACCGCTACGGTGAAGGCCGTATTGCTTGGGCTCAGCAACTGAACACTGCTTCTGCTCTGACCCTGAACAAGTTCCAGAACAAGTCTTACTTCTTCGGCGTTGCTGGCCTGAAGAACTACGGCATCCTGAACGACCCTAACCTTCCAGCATCAATCACCCCAGGGGCAACTGGTACTGGCGGCGGCACTACTTGGGCAACCAAAGACGGGCAGGCTGTCTATGACGACATTCAGGCACTGTATAAGCAGCTGATCACCCAAACTAAGGGTTATGTTGAGCGCGATAGCAAAATGACGCTGGCGATGTCTCCAGAGTCTGAAGCTAACCTGACTAAAACGAACATGTACAACGTGAACGTGTCAGACCAGCTGAAGAAAAACTTCCCTAATCTGCGCGTTGTTACTGCGGTTGAGTACAGCACCGCATCAGGTCAGTTGGTTCAGCTTATTGCTGACGATCTGGATGGTCAGGATACTGGCTACTGCGCATTCACTGAAAAAATGCGTGCGCACCCTGTAGTGGTAGACCTGTCTGCGTACAAGCAGAAGAAAACTGGCGGTACATGGGGCGCGATTATTCGCCAGCCTCTGGCCTTTGCATCAATGCTGGGAGTTTAATTCATGGCTGAAATGGTAAGCGTAGGCTGCAAACTGCCTAACGGTCTCCAGGTTACCCTGGACGGTAAGACGGTAATTCTGAACGGGGCGGCCACCACCGCCCTGCGTGGTCTCGATGGAGCCATTCCTGAAGGTGCCTTTGGTGTCACCCAGGTAGAGAAAGACTTCATGGATAAGTTCATCGCGACCTATCAGGATGCAGCCTATATCCAGAACAACGCAGTATTCATCCAAAAGGATGAGCGCAGCGTTAAGGCTCAGGGTAAAGAGCTGGAAAGCGCCAAAACTGGTCTGGAAGGTTTGGACCCGGACAACCCAGCGCCTGGCGTGAAGAAAGCCGACCAAAAATAAAAGAGGTGATGCATGGGTGTCGTTACGTTTGACCCCGCAGCCTTCAAACTACGCTACCCTGAATTCTCCTCCTTAAACGACGCCCTGCTTCAGCAGTATTTCACCCAGGCAACCATTTATCTCGATAACACAGACTGTAGTCGTGTGTCGGACTTGGCCGTGCGTGCAATGCTGCTGAACATGCTGGTTGCCCATATCGCATTTCTGTACTCGGGTGCGAATGGGCAGTCTCCATCCGGGCTGGTTGGCAGAATAGACAGCGCATCAGAAGGCTCCGTAAGTGTACATGCTGAAATGCCTGGCGTTAACGCAAACTCAGCATGGTATATGCAGACCAAATATGGAGCGGATTACTGGAATTCGACAGCACCATTCCGCACCTTCCAGTACATCAGCGGGCAGTCGCCATCAAACTATCCGTATGGGTATTACCGGAGGTACTGATGGATAAGGTGATGGATGAGCTTAATAAAATTGCCAGTGGTTTATCTGATCTCCAGTTAAAGGCTGGCTTTCTTGAGGGTGCCACTTATCCCGATGGAACTCCGGTTCCTATGGTGGCAGCAACTAACGAATTCGGTAATCCAGCAAATAATCAACCTCCGCGTCCTTTCTTCAGAAATGCCATAGCTGAGCATGAAGGAGAATGGCAGGATGCAATGGCAACACTGATTGCAAATGGTGGTGATACCCGTGATGTGCTTTCGCTTCTGGGAGAAATAATTGTTGATGATATCAAAGAGTCAATAAGGACACTTGATTCGCCTCCTCTGTCTCCGGTGACTATTGCGAGAAAAGGGTTTGATAAACCGCTGATTGACACGTCCAACATGTTAAACAGCGTTAGCTATGAGGTGAGCGAAATTGAATCTTCGACAGATAGCCAATAACGCGATCACCAGTATTAACCCAAACATTCAGGCAGTCCTCAAGAAATACGCAGGTGAAACCATAGGCTCCGGTCGCAAGCCAACTCCTTCCTACCTACCAGACCAGAACGTCACCATCCAACTTCAGCCCATCAGTCGCGGCGATATGCAACACGTCGACGGTCTGAATATTCAGGGTCTGGCGAAAGTGATTTATGTGAACGGGAACTATTTCAGTGTCCAGCGCGAGAAGGAGCAGGGCGGGGATATCTTCGTTATCAATGGCGAGCAATGGCTTGTTGTTGAGCCTGTTGAGCTTTGGCCGAATTGGTGCAGATTGATTGCTGTACTGCAGGTGAGCCCATGAATGACTTTACCGTAGACAACGTAATCGACGTTCTGGCGGATTACATCGAACCCATAGCCGGCACTTGCCAGCAGGCTCAGGCTAACAGGGTGCCGATGCCAAAAGGCCAGTTCTGCATCCTGACCCCCTTGCGATTCACGCGACTATCCACGACGAGAGATATCAAGCAGGACACAGGCTCTCCGTTGACAAGCGCTATGGGATACACCGAGGTTCGCCAGGCAGATATCCAGGTTGATATCTATGGTCAGGGTGCAGGGGATCGGGCAATAGCCTTAGAAACCACATTCGCCAGTAGCTATGGCTACGACACTATCAAAGCCATCGACGCCAGGCTGGCACCACTTTACTCATCTCCGGCAATTCAGGCTCCCATGATTGATGCGGAAAGCCAGTGGCAGGAGCGTTACACGCTAACTCTTTCTCTGCAGGCGCACATCACCGTGTCGTTCCCGCAGGACTACTTCGACAAAGCAGAAATTACAACTGAACAGGTGGATGACCGCCCATGAGCACAATCCCTTTATCCGTAGATTTTAATATCACGCCAAACGTCGTTACACCTGCCGGTTCTGCGGTTGATGCTAACGGCCTGATGCTGACTGACAATGAACTGGTGCCTGTTGGCTCAGTTGTCTCTTACTTCTCTGCCGCTGATGTGTCAGCCCTTATGGGAAGCACGTCAAAAGAATTTCTGGCCGCGCAGCAGTATTTCAACGGCTACGAAAACTCATCCGTAATTCCTGGCGAATTGCTGATGTACCGCGTTATCACCGCTGATGTGGCTGGTTACCTGCTATCTGGCAATCTGAAAGGTGTTGCGCTGGCGACACTGAAGGCAATCCCTGCAGGTACTATTACCCTCACAGTAGATGGCGTATCAACTACCAGCTCGTCCATCGACCTTTCCACAGCAACAAGCTTCAGCGATATCGCATCCAAGCTGCAGACAGGAATCGGCGCGAGCAAGGTATCTGTTGAGTGGCTTCCTATTGCCAATCGCTTCATCATTCGATCAGTGACTACCGGCGCAGATAGCCAGGTGTCTTATGCATCTCCTGGCGCACTGGCAACAGGCTTGCTGCTGACGCAAGCAACTGCTGCGACTGTTTCTCCGGGCTCTGATGCGGTAACGCTGACTGACACGATGAATAACATCATCAACACCAACCAGAACTGGATTCTGTTTAACTCACTGATTGAATTAACGGATGACCAGAAAACCGAACTGTGTGCGTGGGCAAATGGCAGTAAAAACCGCTTCGGCTACGTGGTGCATGACACTACCGCTGCAGGCACTATCGCTAACAATGCTAACTGCTTCGTGCAAAAGGTTGTGGTGGCTAACGGGTATGAGAATATCTTCCCGGTGTACGGCTCTTATCTGTACGGCGTTACAGCGCTGGCATATGCCGCTTCTGTAGACTTCGCACGCACGAACGGGCGCGTATCGTTCAAATTCCGTGGCTTCTCTGGTCTTGCACCTAACGTAAGCGATCTGGCTACTGCGCAAGCCCTGAAGTCAAACGGCTATAACTTCTACGGCTCATACAGCCTGAACAAGACGATGGCTCAGTATGCGTCTGATGGCGCCATCTCCGGGAAATTCGTCTGGCTGGACAGCTTCATTGATCAGGTATGGATTAACGCAAACCTCGTAGGAGCTTATGCCAACCTGTTCACCAATAATCAGTCCTATCCGTTCAACCAGAACGGCTATGGCGCGATTCAGGCAGCGACAATCGATGTAGCAAACCAGGCTCTGACATTTGGTGCAATTCAGAAGGGCGTGGTGCTAGACCAGGCACAGATTCGCATCGTGAATAACACCGTGGGCAAAGATATCTCAGCGACCCTTTACTCTGAAGGCTGGTATCTGTTTATCCCTGCTCAGACTGGTGCTGCTCGCCTGGAACGCGACCTGAAAGGTGCAATCTTCTACTACGTAGATGGTCAGCTGATCCAATCTATCACTATGTCTTCAACCGCGATTCTGTAAGGACGACAAAATGCCAATTGATATTACAAGTGCTAATTCCAAGCTGCGCATCGTCGTGCCATCTTACTACCCTGGCGGTTTTGATGTAGATGATTACGCAGCCGACAACATGTTTGAAACCGGTGCACTTCAGAACAAAGAAGACATGATGTCAGCAGATGGTAAATACCATGCTGGCTTCATCTTCAACCCTACAGAGTTCACCATCAACTTGATGGCAACGTCGAATGCCAGTAGCTTGCTGGATGACTGGATTGCTGCTGAGCGAACGGCAATCTCTGCGTTTGCCTGTAATGCCACCCTGACGGTACCAGCGTTAGGAGCTAAGTGGAACTTCGTGAACGGCGTGCTATACACCTGGACACCAACCCCTCCGGGTCGCCGAGTTCTCCAGCCTCGCCCAGCAGTATTCCATTTTGAAACGGTTACCCGGAGTGCAATCTGATGGCTCGTAAGGAAATTCCTTTCATCGTCGAAGAAGAAGGTCGCGACAAAGGCAAAGAGTTTATCATCACAGAAATGTCGGCATGGGATGCCGACACTCTAGCGCAGGATATCTTCCGCGCGATGGGTGATTCCAATTACAGCCAGATTCCTGCGGATGTAATCGCCATGGGGTGTGCAGGACTGGCGACTGTCGGTCTGAGCGTTATCTCTGCATCATCTCCTGATGTTGCGCGTCAATTACGAGACCGCCTGATGTCCACGGTTGATATTGTCATTATCCATGAAGGCGCAAGACAGCAGCGCCAAGTTAAAGGTGAACTGGACTTTGAAGAGGTCTCAACCATCCGCAAACTGTTGGATAAAGTCTTCCAGGTTAACTTCGATTTTTTAACGATCGCCGGAGAGTAAAGTACCCCTTCATGGAAGAGGAGACTCCTCCGGCTAGGCTAGTCTCGCCTGTAAACGTCTCTTCAGCGATTAACGCAATTATCTGCTCCGGCAAAGCCTCTTATCTGGAACTTCAGGAGAAGCTTTCCGTAGCAGATATGTACAACCTTCTGGAAATCATATCCGTTGAAAACTTCAACCAACGCGTTTGGCATAAGCATCAGGAGCAGCGATGATTATCAATGAGTTGGCCTATAAGGTCACAATCAAGGCCGATGAGTTCCTGAACGGCAAGAAGAAGGTTGAAGAGGGCGTTAAGGAACTCCAGAACGAAGTAGATAAAAGCTTCGGAGACATTGATGAAACCTCCAGGCAGACTGGCAAGGTAATCGTCAAGACTGGCGATGATATTCAACGCTCTACTCGGAAAACTGGGCGGGTAATCTCTGATGCCACGTTTGATGTTAAATCATTTGGTTCAGCGGCAGCATCCTCCTTTAAAGGTGCCTATGTTGCAGCAGCCGGATTCCTTGGGATTGGCGCTGGACTGTATGGCATTAAACAGCTCTTCACCTCCACATCAAACGAAATTGTTCGTGCAAGCAATCAGGCTAAGTTCTTCGGCACAGACGTAAACAAGATGTTCGGTCTTCGCCGCGGCTTCCAGCAGGCTGGGCTTAATGGTGACGCCTTCATTGGTGCGTCTGGTAGCGCTCGTATGGCGCTGGCTAACATCGCAGACCCTACTATTTTTGGTGGACTAACCGGCGCAGCTCAAAACCTGATGGTGTTGGGCGCTCGCACAGGACTGAATATCAACAACCTCGGCGACCCGAGCAAAGCCCTTGCTGAGTTCTCCCGGTACGGGAAAAATCACTCACAAGAGAACCTGATGCAGGTTATGGCTGCCGCAGGCTTCGACCCGACAGATGCAGCCAAGATTAAATCTGGCGAGCTTAAGTCACTTGTGGACTCTGAGACGAAGAAGTCAAACATCACTGCTCAGCAGGTGAAGGAGCAGGAGGCCTTAGTGGTAACGCTGGGTCAACTCGACTCTGAGTTTGACCGACTGAGACAGGACCTTGCGATTGCCTTTGCTCCTGAGGTTATCCGCGCCATGAAAGACTTTGGCGACTGGATACGCGAGCACCATGGCGACATCATTGGGTTCTTCCGTGACGCGGGCGATTCCATTAAGAAGCTCACGGACTCAGTGGGTGGAGCTACAGCGCTGCTACTTCTCCTGGCTGCAGGACTTAGAACAAATCCGTTAGTCATGGGAGCCATTGCAGCTGCAGCGGCGAGCCACGGCATAGACCAGGCACGCGATGAGGCAAGCAGGCAAGGGAAGGATGTAGGCTCCTATCTTTATGACAAGGTGCATGAAGATAAAAAGCCATTCATGACATGGGATGACGTTAAGTCGTTTCTTGGTTTTGGCGAGGCTGAACAGTACGGTCAATCCGCAAGAATGGCGGGGGCACCTGGAGGAATGGATGATCTGCTTCACGGCATAATGATGACTGAATCTGGCGGAAACCCGCTAGCTTATAACGTGTCAGGTGCTACCGGCGCGTTTCAGTTGATGCCTGGAACAGCCAGAGACCTCGGTTTGCGCGTGAATTCACAATTTGACGACAGGTTAGACCCCAGCAAATCCCGCGCGGCTGCTTCCGTTTACATGCGCCAATTGCTTAAGCGGTACAATGGTAATGTCGACAATGCTCTGCGTGCGTATAACTGGGGTATGGGTAATGTTGACAAGTGGATTGCCAATGGCAGTGACATTTCTCAACTACCCAAAGAAACCAGAGAGTACACAGGCAAAGTCTACGGCAACATGGGTAATGCCAGAAATTACTATGCCACACAGGGAAGAATGGCTGACAGCAGGCCGTATGAGCTGGCATCTGGAGGCGGACCGTCGCAGATTACCAACAGTACCCATATCAACACAGTGAACGTTAACAGCAATCCTCAGACTGTCGATTCTCTCACTCAGAGCATTAGTCAGCAGGCAAAAAGGGCGACAACAAACGCATCGTTTGCTACCGCTGTGAATTGATACGATCGATTTATTTCATGAACAGCGTGATTTTTGCGCAGTACAATGAGGCATGGAGGTAAGACTATGAGAAGCAATTTGCTTTATCTTTTTATCTACACGCTGACTTTTACGATCGTTGCCCAGCCTGTAGACAAGTTAATGACAATAAGTCCAGGCTATGCGTTACTGTTGCTAACTCTGTGGGTCGCCATATCATCAGGCATTGTTCACATAATTCACTTCTGGCCCACCAAAGTACGCTAATAACCCGCTTCGGCGGGTTTTTTATTGCCTGGAGAAACGATGAGCATCATCGACCTCAATACCGCAGACATATTTAATGCGATCGGCGGTGGCTCTCCACTGTCGATAATCGACAGCGTTCTACATCCTCAGTATGTCATCAGAAACAGCACCACAGGAGCTGTAGCGCTTGAGTTCAGCGGCATGGCATCAATTCAGCCAAGTGGCAGGGCTCAGATAACGAATGCACCGGTGGAGGGCGGAAAATACCAGTCCATCAACAAAGTGAAAGAACCATCTGTTGTCAGGTGCGAAATAATTGTCACTGGACTGACGGGCTTCTCAGGGGGCATTCCAAACATCTTCGACCTGACATTTACCAGCCAGAGCAGCGTACTTGAAACCATCAAGACGATGCTATCTACGGCCAATACTTACGACATCGAGACGCCGAAAGAGACACTTGAGAGCTATGACCTGGTTGACCATTCATATGAGGTCAATTCACAGCGCGGCGTGAGCATGCTGACAATATACCTGTATTTTCAGGAAGTCATGCAGCAGATGGAGGTTGTTCTGTCCGGGGCTCAGTCTGAGGCGAAACCAACTAATGACTCAATTAGCCAGGGTGTGACGGGAACAGGAGCATCGACTAAGGATGCAGGTTCTAAACCATCTACCGTGGATGAGCTGGGAAAATCCTGGTCGTCTCTAAAATCTTCTGTATCAGATATTGTAACTAAAACATCTAATACCATTTCCACTAGCTTCCAAAGTGCATTAGATACGGTATCTGAGCCGGTGCTGAATGTGGCAAACAGCGCCACACAAAAAGCTGCTGAACTGGCAAAATCGATAAGTGGGAGCATCACATGAGAACAATTCCACTTGAGCCGCAGAAGTCACAAGCCGTCTCTGTGGATTTGGCGGGGCAGCGATGTGTCATACGACTGATTCAGCGTGAAAGCTTCATATACATGGACCTGACGGTGAATGGCAACCCTATCATGCAGGGCGTTCCATGCCTGTACGGTAACAAAATGGTCAGGTATTCGTATCTTGGTTTTCAGGGAGATCTGGTTTTTCTCGATAACGTAGGCCAATCAGACCCGGCTTATGATGGGCTAGGCGGAAGGTTCATTCTTTACTACATAGAGGAGAGTGAACTTGTACAGTAAACGAACGTTAAAATATGAATTTGTTAATGAAACATCATCATTTGATGATGCAGGAAATAATAAGATTTCAATAAGTAACGTTAAATCATCTGTGTCGCTTCAGTCATCAGGAAATCTGTTCGGAACCCAGGTTAGCGTAAGCATTTTTGGGCTTAGCCTTGATATGCTCGCAGCATTATCATCAAAGGCAATGGGTCTATTTGGAACTGATACCGAGCGTATCATTATGAAGATCTATGTAGAAGATATAGCCATTTTTACTGGGTACATGACATCTTCTACTCCCAACATGAATCTTCCGCCAAATGCGCCATTAATGATAACCGCAACTGCCAATGCTGACCTGCAGAATAAGGTTGCATCACCTTTCTCATTCAGCGGCTCAACACCGGTTACAAGCGTTATTAACGCTATCTGCAAGGCAGCCGGGTACACGCCTTACATCGTGGGGCTGGAAGGAAAAGTAATTTCAAATCCCCACTATGAAGGGAGCGTCTTTGACCAGTTGCGGGCAGTCTGCGATGACCTGAACATTGCAATGTCTGTCGCTCCACCGTCGATATCATTCTGGCCGCAGGAAAGCACCAAGGACGACGTGAAGCCTCTTATCTCTCCTGAATACGGATTAATTGGATATCCCGTCTTCTCAAATGGCGGCGTGATGTTTCAGACACAGTTCTCAACGCTTCTGACAACAGGGCGAGACATAGAGCTGCAGACAACTCTGCCTCATGCCAGCGGCGTTTATAAGCTCACCAGCGTAACTCATGAGCTGTCATCCTGGATGGAAGACGGCCCCTGGCATTCGGTGTGCATTGCTAACAGAAAATTAGAAGAGGCGACCAGTGGCTGACCATTTATTCACGCCAACTAGTGCTCAAACTAGTGATGCGGAAAACCTTTCATACGTATTTAAAAAGCTCCTTTCAGGGGCTTTTTTTATTGAGCTTGTTGAGGTGACGGCTATTCGCGGAACTGCTCCGAATCTGGTAGTGGATGTCATGCCGCTTGTAACAAGGACAGACCCGTCAGGCGCCACCATCCAGAACTCGGAAATTTTCAATGTGCCGGTGTTCAGACTTCAGCGCGGGGCTAGTGCAGTCATCATGAATCCGGTTCCGGGTGATATTGGCATGATCGCCATCTGCGACCGCGACAACTCAATAGCCCGGGCAAACCGTAAGCAATCTGTGCCAGGAAGCAAGAGAATGCACAGCAAATCTGATGCGCTTTATTTTGGCGGCTTTCTTAATCAGGCTCCAACCCAATACGTCGAGTTTGCAGATAACAAAATAAATATCGTCGCTCCCAATGGGGTAAACATCACGACGCCGGATATGTACGTCAGTGGAAACATTAGGGCTGGCGGAGATATCACAGACAATGTCGGCACTCAGTCTGCATCACTCAAAACCCTGCGTGACAAATATGACCAGCATAAACACCCTGTTCCAGGCGTTCAAACTGGCGGCTCAACTGTTACTTCAAACACCACGGATAAACCAGTATGACCTACAGAACAATGCAATTAGACGTGTCGACATGGGATTTAACGTTAGATGGCAGCGGCAACATTGCGATCGCTGACGAGTCATATTCAGTTGCTCAGGATGTTGCCAGCGCATGCCTTGTCTTCTCAGGGGAGTGCTATTACGACACCACACTTGGGATTCCGTGGAAAACCGATGTTCTCGGAAAGCGTCCGACTCCGAGCTTTATTCAGCAGAAGTTGCAATCCGAAGCTCTCAAGCTTCCGATTGTAGACCAGGCGCTGGCGAATGTTTTCTTCGATAAAAACACCCGCAGTATGCGCGGAACTATCCGTGTGACCGACATTAATGGAAACACAGCGCAGGCCACACTATGACGACATTAAATACAGCAGTACCTGATGTAACCATTACAGAGAACGGCCTGTCAGTGCCTGATGTTGCTGATATTCTTTCTGGTCGCCTGACAGATATGACCACGGCGCTAGGCGGTGGGGCAAGTCAGTCGCTCAGCTCACCGCAAGGCCAGATTGCACAGTCAGACACAGAAATCATCGCTCAGGAATACGACAAACTTCTTTGCCTGTTTAACCAGGTTAACCCTGATTATGCAACCGGTCGATTCCAGGATGGGATAGGGCGAATCTATTTTATGGATCGCATCTCTGCCCAAGGGACGGTAACTACAGGAACTTGTATCGGACAGGCGGGAACGGTAATCCCAGCAGGCAGCACTGCGATCACCACAGATGGGTATATCTATCAGGCAATAGATAACATAACAATTCCTGCAGGCGGTTCAGTTGATGGTGCATTTGTTAATACAACTACCGGACCTATTCCTTGCGCTGCAGGGTCGCTAAACCAAATCTATCGTGCGGTTCCAGGATGGGATGCGATCACAAACGCAAACCCAGGAGTAGTAGGCGTTGATGTGGAGTCCCGGATTGCTTTTGAAACCCGCAGGCAGGAATCAGTTGCAAGAAATAGCCGTAATCAGGATGCATCAGTCTTATCCGCTCTGCTCGCAACAAATGGCGTACTTGACGCTTATGTCTGGTCAAACCGTACCGCATCAACGGTTAACAAAGGAACGACAAGCTATCCAGTTATTGCTCATTCCATATTCATATCAGTATATGGTGGCGCAGATGCAGATGTAGCAGAGGCGATATTCAGCACCTACAATCCCGGCGCAAACCTGAACGGTACAACGCATTACACGGTTTACGACAATGTTAATTATCTTCCGCCATATCCGTCATACGATATGCAGTGGCTGAAGGCATCTCCGACAAGAGTGTATTTCAAGATACAGATTGATAGCTCATTAAACCCTCCGAGTGATATCACCACTCAGGTAAAAAACATGGTCATCTCTGTTTTTAATGGAGAGTACGATGGTATAGGAAAGGCAAGAATAGGGTCAACAATAAACGCCGGTAAATATTACGCACCAATAATTTCAATCAGCCCTGACACGGTTGGCGTGCTGTTACTTCAGGTTTCATTAAACGGAACCACATTCACACCATCTGTGACGATGGGTATCGATCAGGTGCCAACAATACAGGCATCGGATATCACTGTAACGTTGGTTTAATGGGGGAGCACTAAATGTGGAAGGACACAATCCTCACACAATACTCGGCAAGCCAAAAACTACTCTCCATAATCGATACATTTAATCAGGCTGTAAGCCTTGATGATTTTACCGACGAGTTTATTGCTAAGGTGTGGGATTTAACGACATGTCAGACGTATGGACTGGATGTATGGGGAAAGATAGTTGGGGTAAGCCGATATGTTAATGCACCAATTGAAAGCTCTTCCTTTGGTTTTGGAGAAGCCAATGATTCAAACCCAAACTATCCTACGCCATTTAATGACGCCCCTTTTTATGGAGGAGTCCAGGAAACAACCAATGTAAGGCTGGAAGATGATGCATACCGAACATTAATTCTTTGCAAAGCGTTTACAAATATAAGCATTGCAACGATACCTGATATCAATAGATTCCTTAAAATGCTTTTTTATCAGCGTGGAAGGGCATATTGCATTAACTACAGAGACATGACCCTTGGGCTAACATTCGAATTTGAACTTGCTCCATATGAAGAATCAATACTCAAAAACTATGAGGTTACACCAGTCCCTAGTGGGGTTTTGGTCAATGTCAGACAAGTGGTAAGTCCATATTTTGGATTCTCCACAGATGCATATCCTTTCAACGATGGAACATTTTACAGAGATTAATTATGAACCGTACTGATTCCCCGGCCAAACAGTCAAAGCCTTTTGGCGTAAATGGACCACGTGAGCCAATTTTATCTACCACTCCCGCTGGAGACAATACAGCATCATATGACGCTGGCTTTCCACCAATAACAATGGTTCTTAAATCTGCCGGTGGATTGCCACCAAAAGGGCAGGATATGAATCAGATTTTATATGAATTATCTGCATTGGGGAGATGGGCTAGCGCAGGTGCAAAAAACACCTACGATTCAGCTTTTGCTACCGCAATAGGTGGATATCCTTCTGGCTCATATGTTCTTGGTGACGATCTAAAAACTGTATACCGATGCACTACGGACGGCAATACCGCCAACCCCAATACAACTACAACAGGATGGGCTAAGGTCGCCAACGACATTTCGGACATCCTGGGGTTAGGCACTGCGGCAACAAAAAACACTGGTAATGGAGCAGGCCAAATTCCAACCATGGCAAACTTCACATCAGGGTCGGGCTGGATTAAGTTTCCTGATGGAACAATTATCCAGACCGGTACTTCTGTTGCTGGTTACGTTGGTGGACCAACTGACGTATCGCTTCCTATAGCCTTTACTACTGAAATAAGGTCAATCGTTGCCTCATTCGATAGCGCAGTTGCTGGCGCAAATGACTGCCCTGCTTTCGCCTGTACGAATTTGACACTTGCCGGTTTTCGTCTCATGAGTTCTCGTGGCAACACTGGCACTCAACCTTTCGCCCGATGGATTGCAATAGGAAAATAATAATGAGTGCTTATTTATATGATGCGGTAACAAATGCATTCTACCCATTTTCATTGCAGGAAGATTATGTAGCTGCAGGAACTTGGCCAGCCAATGGAGTGGAGGTTGATGAAGTGACTTTTGCAGAATTTCAAAACCCACCTCCTGGCAAAGTGAGAGCCGCAGATAGTGATGGCAATCCATCATGGGTTGATACTCCGCCAATTCCTAACTCAGAATTACGCAAGGCGGCGCTGGCATCTTTAAGCGTCACTTATCAGGATGATATTGAGAAGCTTAACAGGGCGTGGCTTGCGGCTGCCGTAAATGACGGCATAAATGAAACGGCGAAAAAGGATGTGGTCGTGGATCAGATCAACGCCAGAAAAACGCAATATTCCAGCGACAGGGCGGCAATAATCGCTCAATACCCATAATTAATGGAGAAACACATGTCAGATAATGAAGCGTCACAGTCAAACGAATCACAGGCATCAACGGAGTCTGTCGCTGTAAGATTTTGCCCTATCTGTGGGTCGCAAATGTATCAGGGTATGAGGTATGGTTTTCTGTGCTGGATCTGCCCTGAATGCGACTTTGACGAGCCGGTGTGACAACGTGATGTGACCCTCACGCCTAGCGGTGACAAAACTGTTAATCAATACCGTAGCGTGGCTTAATGTTTAGGTTGAAAGCAGGCGCACACAGGGATATGGTGTGCGCTTTGATGAACCAATAAAACAGCAGGAGCGTCGTTCCATATGCCACAAGGAGCAAATCTGTACGCAAGAGAAACCAGGGAAAAGGTTAATCTCGGATATCTTGATGGCCTTCGGGGCATCCTTTGCGTCCTCGTTCTTATTGAACACTGCATAAACTTCTATAAGCCAGATGTGAGGTTTACAGAACTAGCAGGAACTGCAGGTATCATAAGAAGAATGGTTAGCGCCACGCCGCTTAACATTGTTTACAATGGCGATATGGCTGTATATATATTCTTTGTTTTAAGTGGCTTTGTGTTGTCTCTTTCATTTAACAGAACAAGAAATCATAGCTCAATTCTTTCTGGAGTTATAAAGCGCTATCCTCGAATCATGCTGCCTGTTGCAGGTTCTATGTTGTTTATGTATGTCATCATGTGGTTAACAGATAAGTTCATTGGTCAGGCATTTGGCGCTCAATTTTCGTATTTTATTGAGCAAGTATTCTATCAAATCCCTTTCACGCATAAGCCATTAACAAATTATCCTCTCTGGTCGATGTCCTATGAGCTTTACGGATCCCTACTGGTATTTGCATCACTGGCAATATTTGGATTAAGTAGATACAGGCTGTACTTCTATGGAATTATGACAGTGTATTTCTTTGTGGCAGAGGACAGTACGTATTATGCACTGTTTATCTTTGGCATAATTCTGTGTGATGTGACAAAGGGTGGGCGGCTTAAATTTAATCCATTACTGAGGGCGGTAGTTTTTCTGGTTGGCCTTCTGCTTGCTACAACTCCATTGCCAAGGGATGGATTAACGCCATACATTGGCACATATTCTTATCTTAAAGTGTTTGATAGCTTCACGTACATGCAAGTATCAGTTACGGCAGGAGTTATCGGAAGTATGCTGTTGTTCGCGTCCGTAGTTGATTCAAAGTTAGCTATTAAGGCGCTATCTACCAAGGTAATATATTTCCTTGGGAAAATATCTTTTCCGCTATACCTTACGCATGCAACAGTTGTATATGTTGTATCATTTATGCTTCATCGCAAATATGAAACCTTGGGGATCGCAGAGTTTGTACTAGCAACCGCAATAACTGTGGCGATATCAATCCCGGTGGCGTATATATTCGAAAGATATGTTGATGTGCCTTCCATCAGGCTCTCAAATAAAGTAAGCAAATTGCTCACTAAGTGATATAGCCCTAACCTCGACGCAGTCGGCCTGATTCGTCAGGCCTGACAACTAAAACATCATCCCGCCCAAGCGCAAACCATTCATTCTATGCTTCCCTCTTGATCGAAACCACCGATCGATAATACTGTATGCATATACAGTAACTATCGGAGGTGCATTATGGGGTTCCCGAGTCCTGCAGCAGACTACGTTGAAGAGCGCATATCACTCGATAAGCGTCTTATCGCTCATCCATCAGCCACGTACATGATGATAGCCGGGACGACATACCTGCGTGCGGGTATCATGAAGGGTGCCATGCTCATCGTTGATTCTTCGCTGACACCGAAAGACGGCTCTCTGCTTGTCTGTGCCGTTGATGGTGAGTTCAGGATCATGCGGTACAGGACGATACCGCATCCATGCCTGGAGAACCCTGAAAATGGAAGGAGGGAGCCGTTACCATCGAAGGACGATTTGTCGGATACTTCGAGGCCGGTGTTTGGGGTGATCACCTACAGCATCAACGATGCGCGTTCTGGTGAGTTTGATGATTGTCCGGTGATGTAGGTGGCGCTATGCCACCTTCTCATCTAACCAGTCCGCCCACCACTGCATCATTTCACGACGCGTATCGAGATACTCAGCATGGTTGTACACTGAGCGCGTTCCGCCGCTAACGTGCGCCAGCTGCATCTCTATCGCGTCTTTGTTCCAGTGCTTCTCGTTGAGTACGGTGCTGAACTGGTGGCGCATGCCGTGTCCGCTTGTCTGGCCTTCGTAGCCAATACTACGTATTACTCCGAGCACGGCGTTCTCACTGATGGGCTTCTTCCTGTCTGTTCGACCAGGGAAGCAAAGCTCATACTGACCAGTGATTTGTTGCAGGAATTTGAATAGTTCGATAACCTGGTCCGACATTGGAACGACATGAAGCTTTCTGCCTTTCATGACCTCAGGGTCAACGCTGATTAACCTGGTTTCGTAATCAATTCCCGTCCATACCAGCGAACGTAACTCCACTGTACGCATAGCTGTATAGTGGAGAATCTGCGCCGCTATCTTCGATACAATCCAACCGCCATACGCGTTTAAAGCTCTCTGGAATTCGTGTATGCGGTGCATAGGAAGAAAAGGGTAGTTCTGCTTTCTGTACCCCTTCATCGCGCCAGCAAGGTCTCTGGATGGATTGTATTTAGCCCTTCCAGTTATGATCGCATAGCTGAATACCTCACCACACCTTCTCCTTGCCTTATCAGCGCGTTCCATTGCGCCCCTGTCTTCGAATAGCCTGATGACCTTCAACAGCGTCATAGGCTCAACATCATCCATGCGTAAGTGACCGATGACTGGAAGAATGTCGTCAGTGAACATACTCATCATCTCGTCAGAATATCCCTTTGACCATACCTTTGATTTATGCGCATGCCACTCTCGGAAGATATCACCGAATGAGTCGGCCGCTTCTTCTTTCTCTTTCTTTTTTAATGCCTGCTTCTGCTCGGCCGGATCAACTCCAGTCAGCAGCTTCATTTTTGCTTCAGACTGTTTAGCCCTGGCTTCGGTGAGAGAAATTTCCGGGTAGGGCCCTATGACCAGCGTCTTTTCCTTTCCCTCGAATCGGTAACGCATGCGCCACACCTTTTTTCCTGATGGCGGAACGAACAGGAAAAGTCCTCCGGAATCTGCGAGGCGATATGATTTTTCCGCAGGCTTAGCTGCGTCGATTTGCTTTACCGTAAGCATGTGGGCATAAATCCGTGGTCATTTTGCTGTGTGCCCACAATATGCCCGCAATAGTTTGGTGGAGTCAATCCATGTTGGGTAATGCGCGGTAACGTCGGCCGCATTGTGTGATAGCGATATCAATGGTTTTGGTAATGGTGGGAAATGACGGGTAATGAAGAAATGGTGTCCCCTGCAGGAATCGAACCTGCAACTAGCCCTTAGGAGGGGCTCGTTATATCCATTTAACTAAGGGGACGAGGCGGCACGAGTATAGCCTTATTTACACTTTGCGTTAAGCACATCGCCGCCTGACTGCTCAAAGAGTCACCATTCAGGTCGATTTTTTTGTCGATTTATCATCATTTTCCCGTGCCTTAAGCTCAGCTTTGCGTTTGTTCGACATGTCGTTACGAATTTGGGCATGGCTTAAAAGCGCGAAGATAAACGTTCCGCCGCAAATGTTTCCTGCCAGCGTCGGAAGGGCAAACGGCCAGAAGAAATCGCTCCAGTGAAGCGTACCGTTAAAGACCAGATAGAGGATTTCAACGGTACCGACCACAATATGCGTGGTGTCCGCCAGCGCAATCAGCCAGGTCATCAATATGATCACCACAATTTTGGCGCTTCCCGCTGAAGGAAACATCCAGACCATCGTGGCGATAATCCAGCCTGAGATGATGGCGTTTGAGAACATCTCGACCGGCGTGTTTTTCATTACGTCCATGCCGATTTTCACAAACGCATCCCGGGTGGGTTCATCAAAGATCGGCATATATTCAAACGCCCATGCCGCGATGCCCGTGCCGATGATATTACCCAGCAGGACCACGCTCCAGAGCCGCATCAATAAGCCGAAATTACCGAGTGTGGGGTTTTGCATCACCGGCAGAACGGCGGTCACCGTGTTTTCGGTAAACAGCTGCTGGCGGGCCATGATGACAATAATAAAGCCGAAGGTATAGCCGAGGTTTTCCAGTAAAAATCCACCGGGTACGCCTTCCAGCTGCACATGAAATATCCCTTTCGCAAGCAGAGATGCGCCCATTGAGAGCCCGGCAGCGATGGCTGACCAGAAGAGGGCCATCGCGTCGCGCTCCATCTCTTTTTCACCGTCCTGGCGTATATGCTCGTGGATGGCCATTGCGCGGGAGGGGAGACGATCTTCATCAATTTCTATCTTCTCGCCGCGCGCTTTCTCCTCGCTTTCAATTTCAAGCTCCTCAGTGCTCTCACCAATTTTTTCTTCGCCTACATCTTTCATATCTGCTCCCGGAGGTTGATCTTTCTGTTAAGCGTAGCGGCTTTTATCGGGATGCCTGTGGGGATGCTCTTAAATTGGCGGCAATGACAACAAAGGTGATACATCTCTTTCAAAGTCATTATAAAATTGC